CGAGGGGTCGTTCGCCGAGGAGATGCCCGTAGACGGGCCTACGACGGCTCAGGACGCGCCCGCTCCCGCGAAGGCGCTGCCAGCACCATCCAAGGCGTCGAAGCCCGCAGGAGGCAAGCAGGCGTCCGCGCCGGCCTTTCAGGAGATTCGCGGCGTTTGTACAGGAGTGCAACCAAAGACCAGCAAGTCCGGCAAGGAGTACTACCGAGTCGGCATCGAGGCCGGCGAGGGCATCGAGTGGTTCACCTCGTTCGAGCCCGTGAAGTTCGACGCGGGCGCCAAGATCGTCCTCCAGCTCAAGCCCTACGGCGACGGCATGGTCGTGCACGACGGCTGGGTCGATCCTGCTGCCGAGGAGGTGCCGTTCTAATGCGCCTCCAGACATTCACGGTCGCTCAGATGGAGAGCCTGCTGGCCAACCAGCAGAACCGCAAGCTCACTGCATCCTGGAACAAATGGCACCGCGCCATGCTCAGCGGGGAATGGAACCCCTCGCTGGCGCCGATCATCCTCTACACGGATGGCACGCTGGCCGATGGCCAGCACCGGATTCGCGCGGCCATCGAGGTCGGGAAGCCGTTTACCTGCTACGTCACGGTCATCGAGCGCGAGGACATCGTGCACGTCGATGCTGGACGTGCGCGCAGCACCGCAGATCACTGCAAGATCCTCGGGCTTGGGATGGGAAACAAGCAGGTGGCCATGGGGCGGTTGTGCTTGGCGTTGGAGCGTGGGAACTACGCCACGGTCAACATGGAGCACGCCGTGGTCATCGACGCCTGCAAGCGTTACGACGTGGCCTTCTGGTGCGCCCAGCATCCGATGAAGCTCCAGACCTTCGTCTTGGGGCTATGTGCGTTTGTCGCGCACCACGGCGCCGATCCCATGCCGTTCTACCGGCGCGTCTCTACGGGCGTCGGCCTCGAAGTCGGCTACCCGGAGCTGGTGCTTCGGAACTGGATTCTGGACAACAGCACTTCTTACTCGGGATCTGGCGCTGGGATGCGTGGCCAGCTGATCTGGCGCGTCACGCGCTGCTGGAACGCGCACGCGCTTGGGCAGCAGCTGTTCAAGATGCCCACGCCGAAGTCTGGCTGGAGCTTCCTCAAGCCCGTCACCGGGAAGGAGGCCAAGGATGGCCAAGCTCTATCCGAGTGACATCTGGCGGCTGGGCGATTCCCTCGACCCGCTTGAGAAGCTGGTGGCGCTTGCGCTCCTGGACTACGGCGACCGGATCTACCCGTCCCAGGCGCACGTCGCCATCAAGACGGGGCTGTCGCTGGCCACGGTCAAGCGGGTCATGCGGAGCCTCCGGGCGAAGCTCGTCATCTCGGTCAAGCGCAACCGGAAGGGGCTGTCCTACGCCTTCGTGATGGCTCAGCCTGACACCAGTGATGGTGTCACACAGACACCACAAAAGTGTCAGCCTGACACCGGATTGGTGTCACACAGAGCCACTAACTATCCCAAGAACCCTCTTACCAACCAAGGCGCCGCCGAGGCGGCAGCCGGAGGGGTGGAGGTTCCTTCGGATGTAGAGGCACGGATTCGGATGCGGGATCCTCGGGCAGACATCGTGGCCCAAGCCAGGGTCTGCGCGAAGGTGATGGTCCAGCACGGCTTGACCCGCGACGAGGCTTGTCGCTGCTGGCGCGACCTCTGCCTGGGCTGGGCTCGCACCGGGAGGTCGGCGTACGACATCCTCAACGAACAGGTCCAGCAGCTCGCCGGTGCTCGCGACGTTCGTGCCGTGCTCCTGCACCGGCTGAAGGGGGTGGCGGCATGAGCTGGCTAGCGGAGCGCAAGACCGCCATCAAGCGCCAGGAGGATCGCGACCGTGCCTGGCACGACGCGAACCGTGCGGCGCTGCCCGAGCGTGCGAACCAGATCCTGGACGCGCTCTGGCGAACCATCGGGGTGCAAGAGCGGTGCATGGAACTGCTCACCAAGGAGCTGAACGAGGCCCGTGGAGGCAAGAACCCGGACGCCAAGCACGACCGGCCCGAGGAGGTCGTGGTGGTCAAGGTCGGCAGGCACAGGGTGCGGGAGATCAAGCGATGAACAGCAGGGCAAAGGGCTCGCGAGGCGAGCTGGAAGCAGCACGGGTGCTCACCGAGTGCACGGGCGTCGAGTGGCGCAGGACGGCCCAGCGCTGGGGCAAGGCCAAGGCCGACCTAGAGCCCGTCCAAGGCGATTCTGCCCTGCACGTCGAGGTCAAGGTGCGAGGCCACCGGCTCACGCACTGGCAGCGCAGGGCAGCGAAGCAGGTTCTGAGCATCACGAACGACGGGATGCTCTTCTGCCTGCTGTCGAACCTGCACCGCGTGAGGGAGCAAACCGTGCTCCCAGAGCGTGCGCCTCAGTGCAAGGCCGTCGAGGGGTTCATGGAACAGGCCATCCGGGACGCCGACGAGGGCAAGATCCCCGTGGTGGTGTGCAGGCAGGACCACGGCCCGTGGCTGATCGCGTGGCGCAACCAGGACGATGACGCCTTCTGCGAGGCCGTGCGTGGCGCTGCGTAGATGGCGATTCAAGGGCAGCCTGGGCGAGCCGTTCAGGCTCGAAGCGCCCAAGCCCGTGCGCAACTGGCGCAGGCAGAAGCACTACCGCCAGGTGAACCTGCAATGCGCGAACTGCGGTGCGGTGGGTGAGCTTGAAACGGATCACGTCGTGCCGCTGCATCGCGGTGGCAAGGACGAGTGGACCAACCTGCAAAGCCTGTGCAAGGAATGCCATGCAGCGAAGACTGCGCGCGAAGCAGGCGAACGAGCAGGGTGAAGCACTTGCTTCACCCCCCCCTTCGGGGCCGAGCCCCCCTCGGCCCGTTGGGGACCGCGTTGGGGGAACCGTCAAAACCGACCGACGGCGTAAGCACCGCCCAAAGCCGCCTTTATGCGCCCAGCAGGCGGACGCCTACGCGGAGGCGGTCCTGGACGGCTCCACGACGGCCAACGCCCGGATCCGCGACGCCTGCCGCCGCTACCTGGCCGAGCGGGCCGACCCGGCGGCGCACGCGGTCTGGTGGGACGAGCAGCGGGCCGAGGACGCGCGCGCCTTCGCGCTGAAGTGCGGGCAGGGCGCTGAGGCCGGGGCGGGGCAGCCGCTCGTCTGGATGCCCTGGCAGTGCATGGTCGCCATGGTCCTCCTTGCCAGGCGGCGCGTGATCGACGGCAGGCGCTCGGACACGCCCGCGACGAAGGCGCTGCTGCTGGCGGTCGCACGCGGCAACGGCAAGACCGAGTTCGCGGCGAGCCTCCTGATGGCCGCTATGCGCGACCCAGGCAGCCGGCTGGAGTTCTGCTCAGTGGCGCCGGACGGCCGGCTCGCCCAGAAGACCTTTGAGCGGATGCAGACCATGTGCGGCACGCTCGCGGGCGACGTGGCCGACAAGGACGAGGACAGCTGGAAGGCGACGGGCGGCTCGACGCCCGCGCACCCCGGCCGCGTGCGCCACGGCGGCAATCGCTACATCTCGCTGCCCTGCACGGACAAGGCGCTCGACGGCCTGACGGCGCGCCTGGTGATCGCCGACGAGGTGGCCCGCATGGACAAGGCGTTCGGCCGGCTCCTGACGGGCCTCGCGAAGTTTGCGACGAGCCAGCTGCTCGCCATCACGACGCCCGACCCCGAGCAGAAGACCCGCCCCATCTGGGGCTACTGGGACCAGCTCGAGCGCTCCATCGCCGACGGCAGCCCGTACCCGGCCGGCTGGTGGCCCATGCTCTACGGCCTCGAGCAGGATGACCAGGCGGCGGACCCGGCGACGTGGGGCAAGGCGCATCCCGGACTTGGCACGATCATCGACCCGACGCAGCTGGAGCTCTCGGCGCGGACCATGCTCCAGTCGGGCGACCCCGAGCAGATCGCCGAGTTTGAGACGCAGCTTGCTTGCCGCTACCACGAAATCGCCACCACCGACGTGGACCTTTCGGTGCTCGAGCGGCAGATGCAGCCCTGCGACTGGTCCCGCCTCCAGGGCGCGCCGGCCGTCATCGGCCTGGACCTCTCCCGAGGCGGCTACGGCCCGCAGCTGGACCTCACCACGATGTGCCTGATGGTCGTGGACGGGCCGCAGCTGCGCGCCCGGAACGTCTCCTGGTGGGCCGGGCTCGACATGGCCCTGGACGAGAAGCGGTGCCGCAACCCCCTCGGGCAGTGGTGCGAGCAGGGGTTCCTGCGCCGGATGCCCGGCGAGTACCACGACATGACCGTCGTGGA